CAATATATTTTATATTTATATTTTGGTATATCAGCAACATCTTTAACTAATAATGTAAATGAATATACAACATATAATTTGTATTTTGGCAAAACTATAAACAAAACAAATAAAATATTGAATAATTCAAGACATTTTAATCTTATTAGAAAAGTAAACAATTTTTTTAATTCATCGCTTGAATCTAATAATAGTTATATATATAATATAAATGATGATAGAAATAATTATTTATGTATTTTTTTTGCTCCAGGTAAGCCTATATTTTATGATAAACCAATTGAAATAGATGAGTATATTTATACTGATAAAATAGAAAATAATAATAAAATAATATATAAACCAAGATACAATGAATTAATTATATTATTATCAAACATTAAAAACTATTTAGAGTCTAATAAATATAAAAAAATAATACTATGTGGGCATTCTAATGGTATGGTAGTAGCTACATTTTTAGCATATATATTACTTATATTATCTGTAGGTGATGATATTTTACAAATGTTACCAAAACATCATAATGTTAATAAATTTATTAATAATATTAATACTTATATTTTAGAAAATAATAATATAAATAATGAATATGACAGTGATTTTTCTGGAAAAATATCTGGTGATATACTAAATTTTAAATCACTTAAAAATACAATTCAAAATAATATATATATATGTGGTACAGCAGGATATCCTATTTTATGGACTACTATAGAAGAATTTAATATTTTTAACGAATTCTATAAAACTAAATATATACATATTATTTCAGCATTTAATAAATATAATATTCAAATATATGATACAATGACTTATTACAATAAATTTCAATATATTTATGAAAAAGTACATACTATTTTAAGTGATGCATCAATAAATGATAAAGATAAAAAAACAGAAATTCAAATATTATATAATTTAAAAAAAATAAATTATACTTATTACAATTTTGGTAGTATCATATTTAATTTAATAAATTATAATAAAATAAACTGTTTTTTAATAAATAATATATTTAATAAATTAGAATATAGTGATATGTATAAAACTAAAACAAATATAAATTATGTAGATATTCATTTAGATAAACATCATAGTTTTAGTTTTTACAGAATATTATTTAATAAATATATGAATATATGAATATATGAATATAAATCATAGAATTATTCAAAGTTAAATATTTTAATCCACTCCCTATATTTAGGGATTGTAATACTATCAATTTTATTTTTATTAAAGAAATTATTACATTTTAAATTTTTATTAAATTTATTATCTTTAGGGTTATAAGAATACACATTTTTAAAGCAAGTTAATAATAAATTCTCTTTTTCAATAGATAATATATTAATATTACTCATATCTTCTAAAAAATTATTTATTTGATATACAAATGTTATTGGTATTTTTTCTTTTTCAATTATAGCTGAATTAAATACATAATAATCAAGAATATTATATAAGTTTTTAAGTTCTTTATCTGTTATACCTTTAAACAGTTTACCAATTACATAAAATTCACGATTATTACTTTCACTACTATATGGTTTATATAAACTTATTGAATCAAACATAATATAATATAAATAAAGATATCCTATAAAAAAACTACTGGTTTCAATAGTATTATCATTTTCAGTATCACTTTTTATATTTTCATTTTGAGTTTTTGATGGTATAAAATGTTTAGAGCAACATGAACTACCTATACTACTATTAGCAATTATACTTATAACTTTAGATAATTCTAGTTTTTGATTATATAATGTATTTACATTTGGATTAAACTCTAAACTTCCATCACTAATAATTAAATCTAATTTAGTTATATTTTTATCACCACACCATTTAGTGTTAATATCATTTACAATTGATTTAATATTTTCAATATTAGTTAAATTTCCAGTATTATCACTACCCCATAACCATTTTGTATAATTATCTTTTATTAATTTATTATGATATTTAGTATTTATTTTACTATTTATTTCACTATTTATTTCACTATTTATTTCAGTATTAACTTGATAATTTAAAGTATTTAGAGAATTTGCCATCCATTCATAATTTTCTATATTAAATCTTTTACATCTTGTTTCTAACCAATGTTTAATGCATAGTATTATTTGACCTGAGAATTCATCAAGATATAATATTTTTAAAGATTTTTTGTCTATTGTAGGTGGAATAAGATTAAATACTGATAATATTTCCCATATTTTTAAAAATGTATTATTTATTTTTATTGGTATATTTTTATATTTATCATTTAAATAGTCACATAAATTTATAGAAAAATCATATTTTGTATATGTTATATAATCTTTTTTTGTGGATATTATATTAAGCATAGTTGTAGATTCATTATTTATATCTTCTAATAAGTTATTATTTACTTGTAAAGATAATCTAACTCTGTTATAATATTCATTAAGTATATCAAGTTCATATTCTTTTTGTAAATAGTCATAAGATACAAAATTATTAAGTGCATTAATATTAAGATATTTAGAAGTTTTATCATCATATTGAATTAATTTAATATTTACAGGATTATCTAATGAATAAAAATGTGAAATAAGTTCATCTTTTTTATTTAATAAAACTTTCAGAGCATGTTTATTATACGGTAATTTATTATATTCAAACATAGTTATTAATTTTGTAATATTAGTAATATCTTTTTGTATAATAGTTTTTTTTTTAACATACATATTGCCATTTTTATCTTTTCTAATAGAATTTATTATTAAATTATTAACCATTTCAAAATAATTTATAAAAATAGTTTCTAACTTATTAGAAAGATGCTCAACTTTAAATTGCAATTTTATATTTTTCATCATTTTATCTATTTCTAATATATTTATATCTTCAATATAATAAATTGGTTTTATATTAGTTCTCGTCGGTGTTCGTTTGCGTCCGCGTGTTTGTGTTATTGAGCGTCTTTGTGTGCTTGAGCGTGTTCGTGTACTTTTGGGTATTTGTGTGCTTGCGCGTGTTCGTGTACTTGTGGGTATTTGTGTGCTTGCGCGTGTTCTGGTGATTGTGGGTATGCTTGCTGGTATGCTTTTTCCTGTGCTTGTTTTCGTTCGTGCGTACGTATTTGTGTTTGTTCGTTTATGTGTATTGGTAGATTTTACTGATTTTAGTGAGTTTTTAGATTTTATTTTAGTTTTGTTTATACTATAGTTTTTAAATGAGAGTTCATTTTTATTATAAAATAATGAATGATTATTATTTTGTTCTGTATACTCTTCATAATAATCTAATATATTACATTTATCATAATTATAATCTATAGTTTCAATCGCACTATCTAATAATTTATTTATTAAAATAGCGCTTATATTATCTTTATATCCAGAACACTTTATATAATATTCTGGAACACCAATAAATAAATTTTGATTAATATCATTATCAATAATATCTATATTTTTAAATCCATATGTCAATAGAGATAGTATTTTTTTTATTATTGGTATATTAACATTTACAATAGTCCAAAATAATATTAATGTTCCATCTTTAGCAATATTTTTAAGAGCCATAGCAATAGTAGATATTATATTAGGTATTTCTAACATCATTTTATAACTTGCTGTTAAACTTAAAGTATAAATATATGCATAATGACAAGTTATAAAATCATATTTTTGTTTTGGAATCAAAATATTATGTTCTTCATTATTATTTTTAAGATTAATAAGAAATTGTATAAATATTTTTTTTATAAATGATGAATAATGATTTGTATCTTGAAAAATATTATCTCGTAATTTAGCTAAATCTTCATTTATATTAATATCATAATATTTTATTAATGTTTCAGTATTTAATGTTTTTATATTAGTTAATTTATAATAATATGACTTTAATAATGATGAAGCAGTTGTACTTGATATTATTAAATAATTACTATTTTTTTTATATAATTGTTTATATATATTATTTATAATTATACCAGAAAAATCAAAATTTGGATATTCTGATATCTTTTTTTTTTGTATAATTATATTATAAGTTTGGGTATTGTATTCATTTATTAATTTAAAATTACATACTGAATTTTTTGATATTTGTTTTAGAATAAAATTATATAATATCACACTATTTATTAATATAAATTTCGTATAATTATAATTAAATAAATAACTATATTTTTTATTATATTTATCATCAAATAATACTTTTAAATATAACATTATTTTATAAATACTTTAATTGTATAACTATAACTTAATAATATTTTTATTATTGTCTAATTGTGGTATAATTACTATTTATATAATAATTACTATTTATATTAATATTTTTTATAATATCTTCAATATAACTATCTTGAATCATATATGTTCCTTTTTCTGTATAATGTTTATCTCTTTTATAAGTATCAGTTTTAATTATATGAAAATGTAAGCAAAAAAAAAGTGTACTATTTGTAATATGTAAAAAAATATTATAATTTTTATTTGAATATAATTTATATAATTCATTTAACATTTTTATACTATTATTATCCAAATCGGTAATATTACCTAAAAATTTATGAGTTTGCGGTCCAGTATTTAATTTATTATTTAATTTATTATTTAATTTATTATTTAATTTAATATTTAAATTATTATTTAATTTAATATTTAAATTAGAAGGAATAATATAAATAACTATTTTATTTATTTTATTATCTATAGTTTCTATAAAATCATACCCACAACTATTAATATTATAATATACACAATTTATATTAGACTCCGTTCCGCAATCGTTAGTAGTACATCCTCTAAATACTTCTGCATAATTTAATCTATTATGACAATATAATTCATTTGTTTCATTTTGTTTTTTCTTATAATAATTATCTTGTAAGAAATTTCTTACAATCCACGGATATAGTTTATATAATTCGATATTATATATATTTACTAAATAACTTAATTTATCTGACTCAACAACATTTATATTCAATATAGCATTCATATAATAAATAGATGTATCAATTATATCATTTTTTTTAGATTCAGATAATACATTATTCATATTATTAGTTGTATTTTTTTTTACTTGACTTGGTATTACAACTAGGTTTGTTTTTTTAGTTTGATTTATATAAGATGTCATAATTGGATAATAACTAAATATATTAGAATAATCATCTGATGTAATTAATTTTATACTAATTACTTTAAAAAATTTAAGGTTATTAATATCATTAAATATAATAGTTTTACTTATTTTATTTGACTCTATTAAGAGAGCTAAATTTTTAATAATAGCATCTATTATGTTTATTATAGAAGCTTCAATTTCTAATATATATATATTATCAACATTTTTAGTATTTGTATATTTTAAAATAATTTTATAGGATTGTAAATTAATTTTAAAAAGCATAATAATTTTTATTCTTGAATTTTTTAAATTATCAGTATTAAATATACTATCAATAATAATATCATTTGTATATTGTCTATCATTAACTATCATATTTGTCTTTTTATCTTTTTTTTCTTTTTCTTCTTTAGCTTTTTCTTCTTTATCTTTTTTTTCTTTTTCTTCTTTAGCTTTTTTTTCTTTTTCTTCTTTATCTTTTTCATATTTATTATATACTATATCACTTCTTGATACACTTGAGGGTTCTGGTTTAGTAAAACTTAAATTATATTCTCTTACATTATAGTTTATTTTTATTTGTTGTCATTAATGTATTAATAAATTAAGTTCGTACTTAACATTACAAGCATAAATTAGTTCTTCTAATGTAATACTTTGTTTATACTCATAATCTTTTCTATATATATTACCCATTGTATGTATATATTCGGTCTTAATATGAAAAAATGTACCATATTTATAACTGGAATAAAATAATTTATATTCATTATTAGAATTATATTCATTATTAGAATTATAGTTTTGTTTATTATCATACGATGATATAGAATTATAGTCACGTTCGTCTTTTACAATATCAAATCTATACGGTAATTCATATCTTTCTAAAATTGGTAAATGTTTTTCTTCTAATTCTTTAATATTAAATATCATAGGAACCAAAGTATTATCTACTGTCATAAATACAATAAAAATATATCTAATTGTTGTCATTATTTTATCAAAATATTTTTTAGCAATTTCATTATAATATTTATTTATATTTTCTAAATAATTTTTTGTAAAATTATCATATTCTTTAATATTATTTTCGTCTTTTTTTTCTTTATAAAATATTTCAAATTGTGTATTTATATTTTTAAATATGTTATTTATTCTAGTATAAAATTTAAATAAATCTGTTTTTAAAGTAATATTATCTAAGTCATGAGTAATTATTTTATTATCTTTATTATTAGTATTAGTATTATTATTATAAAAATCTATAAGTAATTTTAAAG